GTAACCGATCCACTCGTGTTTGTTGGTAACGACAATAACGCAACTGACGCAGTTGACATCGGTCTGTTCGGTATGTATGATACCAGCGGTTCACTAGACCTTTACTCAGGTATCTTCCGCGATGCTTCGGACGGTAAGTGGAGACTCTTCAAGGACTCACAAGCTGCTCCAACAACAACAGTTAACACAGCGGCAACTGGTTATACCATTGCTACTCTTGTTGCTAACCTTGAAGGCGGAACAATTTCGTCTCTCGCGTCTGCAATCACAGTTGGAAACGGTGGTACTGGCGCGTCAACTCTGACTGCTAATGGTGTTCTCTTCGGTAGCGGAACTTCTGCTATCCAAGCAACCGCAGTTGGAACTGCTGGACAAGTTCTAAAATCTGGTGGTTCAGGCGTTGCTCCTTCGTTCGGTAATATCGACGGTGGAACATACTAATAAATAGATAAGAATGGGGTGGGACTGTCCCACCCCAACTCTGTGGAGATACATAATGGATCAAACTAAGTTCATCAATTCGTATATTAATAATTTGGCAGAACAACTTAAAGCAATTACTCTTGATAATATCATGGTAAAGACTCAGTTAAATTTAGCAAACGAGGCCGTGGCTGAATTGACAGCCAAGATTCAGGAATTAGAAGAGGCAGCAAATCTTGCGTCTACGGTTGCCGGTGTGGCACCAGTTGGTGCGGATCTGGCAGTAGGTGAACTTGCGGTAAATTTAACAGACAAGAAAATTTTCTCGAAAAAAACTGATGGTACTGTTGTTAGTCTTGGCGGAGTTGAAGTAAACGATGGTGGTGCAGCAACATCAGTGGCAACGATTTCATTTGCTGATACCATCTTCGGTGATTTCGCTGTTGATACCACAACAACTCCAGGTGTCGCAGTTGTTCGCCTAAATCAAAACGCAGATTTAGATTACGGTCTAATTACAGATAATGTTTTGGCGTATAACTCAATTGATTACGGGAGCATCTGATGGCAGCAAGAGTCAAACTGAGAAGAGGTACTTCAACTCAGCACAATACCTTTACTGGTGCACAAGCAGAAATCACCGTAGACACAACAAACAATTCGATAAGAGTGCATGACGGGACAACTGCTGGTGGACATGAGTTGTTAAAAACTACTCTGGCAAACATAAAAGACGGTGCCATTCTTGATGGTGGAACATATAGTACCTAAAATGGTGGACTAGGAGATACAAATGGCAACGATTTTACAACTTAGACGAGGGACTACGGTTCAGCACTCAACCTTTACTGGTGCAGTGGGTGAAGTCACGGTCGACACAACAAAAGATACAGTAGTTGTTCATGATGGTACTACCGCAGGTGGTAAACCTCTGGCAACAGAAGCATATGTTACTTCGGCAATTCAGACTAAAGATAACAGTGACGAGATTACAGAAGGTTCAACAAACCTCTACTTTACAAATACAAGAGCAAGAGGCGCAGTCTCGGTAACAGATTCCGGCGGCGATGGCTCAGTTGCATATAATAGCACAACTGGTGTAATTACTTACACAGGACCAAGCGCAACAGATGTTCGCGCACACTTTAGCGCAAGCACTGGTATTTCTATTACTGATGGTGCTATCTCTACTTCTATTACCCAATACACAGATGCACTCGCTAGAGGCGCAGTCTCGGTAACAGACAGCGGTGGCGACGGTGCATTAGCATACAATTCCACTACGGGTGTAATCACTTATACGGGGCCATCTGCTACCGATGTTCGCGCACACTTTAGCGCCGGCACAGGTATCACGATCACTTCAGGTGCTATCGCAACAACAATCACACAGTATACAGATGCTCTTGCGCGTGGTGCGGTATCTGTAACAGATAGTGGCGGCGATGGATCACTAGCATACAACAATACAACTGGTGTAATTACATATACTGGTCCAAGTGCAACAGATGTCCGCGCTCACTTCAGCGCAGGAACAGGTGTTACTATCACTGATGGTGCAGTTGCTATTGGTCAGGCAGTTGGAACTGGTTCTAACGTTACATTCAATGATTTAACTGTTAGTGGCAATCTTACTGTTTCTGGAACTACAACTACAGTAAATACTGAAACAATCAATCTTGCTGATAATATCATTACACTTAATAGTAATGAAGCTGGCACCCCAAGTCAGAATGCGGGTATCGAAGTTGAACGTGGCACTTCTACTAACGTGGCCCTTCAATGGAATGAAACTAGTGATGTCTGGGAATACACAGTAGACGGCACCAATTATATTCCTGTGGTTGGTACTACTGCAACGCAAACTCTTACAAACAAGACACTTACCAGTCCAACACTAACAACACCAGCATTAGGTACTCCTGCTTCTGGTGTAATGACCAATGTAACTGGTACAGCTTCTGGATTAACTGCTGGTAATGTAACGACCAATGCGAACTTAACTGGGCATATCACATCGGTAGGCAACGCAGCGGTACTTGGATCATTCACTTCTGCTCAACTCCTAGCAGCCTTAACTGATGAAACTGGTACTGGTGCTGCCGTATTTGCAACCAGTCCGACATTGGTTACGCCAACTATTGGCGTAGCAACTGCCACATCTGTTAACAAGGTTGCGATTACTGCTCCAGCAACTGGTTCTACTCTAACACTTGCCAATGGTTCTACTCTAGCAACTTCTGGTGCGTTTAGCACAACTCTAACTGCCACTGCTGCAACTAATGTAACATTACCAACTACTGGCACTCTAGCGACACTTGCTGGTACAGAAACTCTTACCAACAAGACAATCAGCGGTGCATCAAATACACTATCGAATATCGGTAATGGTTCTCTGACAAATAGTGCAATCACTCTTGCTGGTACATCCGTATCTCTAGGTGGTGCATTCACCGCAACTAATATGCTTGATGCAATTAAGACCGTAGATGGCGCAGGGTCAGGACTTGATGCAGATTTACTAGACGGCAATTCAAGTGCATATTTCCGTATCAACATCTATGATTCAGCTGGGACACTATTAAACTAATGGGAACTGTAGTCCAACTTAAAAGAAGCGAAACAACTGGTGCGATACCAAGCACCGTTGACATCGCAGTGGGAGAGCTTGCTGTTAATTTGGCAGATGGTGCGCTATATTCAAAGAAGACTGATGGTAGTATTATCGAAGTTGGCGGATATAATCCAGACTTTTTCACAATTCCAGGAACTATCGACCTGGGAGATATTGCTGGCACAAGTCCCTCTGTTTACGATATGGGTTCATTATAAATAGTCCTAAAGAGGACACGTTATGGCAATTTCATCAAGACAAGGGTTAATAGATTACTGTCTCCGTAGACTCGGTTTTCCAGTAATTGAAATTAATGTCGATGACGATCAAATACAAGATCGCATCGATGACGCATTGCAGTATTTCCAAGAGTTTCATTTTGATGGTGTGGAAAGAATTTATCTTCAACACCAGGTTACGGGCGCAACACTTAAATTTTCTGGTCTATCTGCGCCCTCATTTGAAGACGGCGAAATGCTGATTGGCGCAACGTCAGGTGCAAGATGTAAAGTTGTTTCTATTAACGGCACAACTTTAAGTATTAGTAAAGTATCTGGAACATTTATCGCCAGTGAAACAGTTACAGGTGAAACGTCTGGCTTTAGTAGAACATTAGCACCAACCGCTTTTTATACTCCCGGTGATATTCAGAATGGATATGTTACCATTCCTGATGCGGTTATTGGTGTAATCAGAGTATTGCCAGTAAATGGACCTAGCTCTGGTATGAATAATGCAAACAACATGTTTGATGTTGTATATCAATTCCGCATGAATGATATGTATAATCTTTTATCCGCGGACATGATTTATTATACACAGATGAAGCAATACCTTTCGATGCTAGACATGCTTCTAGTGGGCGATAGGTCGTTTGCATATAATCGTAAGACTGACAAATTAGAAATTCATTGCAACTGGGAAGATGTTTTTGATCCTGGCGATTTCATTATTGTCGAATGCTACCGTATTCTTGACCCAAATACATATACACAAGTATATGATGACCGTTTTCTAAAAACGTATGCAACTGCGCTAATCAAAAAGCAATGGGGTGATAACATGAAGAAGTTTGGTGGTATGCTACTACCGGGCGGTATCGTCATGAACGGCCAACAAGTCTATGATGAAGCGGTGGAAGAAATTCGGATGATTCAACAAGACATGCAACTTAGCTCGGAACTTCCCGTCGATTTCATGGTGGGATAAGATATGCCTACCAATTTCTACTTTCAATCAGGGAATACATCAGGTTCAACAAACGAACAACGTTTGTTGGAGGACCTTATTATCGAAAGCATGAAGATTTATGGGCATGATGTTTACTATCTACCTAGAACCATAGCAAACCAAGATCCAATTCTATTTGAAGATGCGCTTTCATATTTTACCCAAGCATATCCATTGGAAATGTATCTTGAAAACACAGAGGGCTTCGAAGGTCAAGGTGAACTACTAACAAAGTTCGGCTTTGAGTTTAGATCGACCGCAACTTTTGTTGTCGCGAGACGCCGTTGGGAAGAATCTGTTGGTAGAAATGCAGAAAATTTACAGTTACCAGAGCGACCATCTGAAGGCGATCTATTATTCTTTCCTAAAACAAAGACGTTTTTTCAAATCAACTACGTGGACTTTTTAAATCCTTTCTACCAGTTAGGGAAGATTTACACATATAGAATGTCATGCCAAGTATTTGAATTTAGTTCTGAAACTATCGATACTGGCCTTGAAGAAATTGATGGTATTACCGATGGCTTAACTCAAGACATTTTTGATTGGCAACTTATTATGGAGTCTGGTGATTTTGTTCTATCGAATACCGGCGACTCAATTATCCTACAAGAAAGTGGTACAACAAACGTTGATTCTTTAGATCAGACTAATGAGTTTGAAAACGAAGCGGGCGAGTTCTTAGATTTCACAGCATTCAATCCATTCGGTGAAGTTCAAGTAAGGACAGCGGCATAATGTTTTTGAAGCAGCATTTTTATCACCAGCACATTCGTAAAGCTATCATTGCTTTTGGAACGATATTCAATCAACTAACCGTAGAGCGTAAAAACTCTGCGGGGGAAGTGGCTCAGTCCATTCGAGTGCCTCTTGCATACGGACCTAAAGATAAATTTCTGGCAAGAGTTGCCGCGGTACCTGGAAATGATCCCGCGTCGGTTGCAATCACATTACCTAGAATTGGTTTCGAGATTACTGGTCTTCAATATAATCCACAACAGAAATTGAATATTCTTACAAAGAATATCGCAGTGGGTGTGGGTGACGATGCAGATAAAGTAAGAGTGCAGTATACTAGCACCCCATATACTTTATCGATATCCCTTTTTATCGTAACAAAAAATCAAGATGATGGACTTCAAATCATCGAACAGATTTTACCGTTCTTCAATCCAGATTTTTGTGTGTCCATAACTGATATCCCAGAAATGGGAATCAAAAGAGACTTGCAAATTATATTGGAGAATGTCTCATACGAAGACAATTATGAAGGTGAGTTTACACAAAGACAATCTATTGTATGGAATCTAACCTTTAATCTTGGTATAAACTTCTACGGTCCAGTTGATATGCAGGGTTATATTAAAACTGCAATTGCTAATACGTATGCAGCCATTAATCCTAGTGTGGACACGTTGGAAAAAATTAAGTATCAAGTAACCTATACGCCTAATGATGCATCCTATCTAGACGATTGGAATTATGTGGAGCAATTTGATGAAGCCTACGAATAATCAATACGATAAATTAGATGCTATTTTTGGCACACATATGGATGAAGTTCTGAGTTCGAAAGAAGAAAAACTACCAGTAGTGGTGGAAGAACCATTGCTGCCAGAAATCATATCTACGGGTGATGATATTGAAGATGACTATCTGGCCGCAAGAAAAAAACTAAACGATTTGATTGGTACCAGCCAGCAGGCTCTTGATGGTATGTTGAATGTTGCTCTAGCTAGTGATAGTCCTCGTGCATATGAAGTAGTAGGTCAGTTGATTAAGACCACAGGTGATGCAGCCAAAGACCTTCTTGATTTGCAAGCAAAGAAAAAGAAGTTGCGAGAAGAAGAACCAAAGAAACAGAATATTGATACACAAAACAATATCATCTTTTCTGGTTCCACATCTGATTTACTTAAGGCATTGAAAGCCGAAAAAGCCAAAGTGATAGAACATGAGTGAGGAATCCTCGTATCACGGTAATATTAACTTAAAGCCGATTGGTCATAAGCATAACTTTACATTCGAACAGCTGGCAGAAATTGAAAAGTGCCAGGAAGATCCTATTTACTTTATTGAAAATTATTGTATGATTGTCACACTGGATTATGGTCTCCAGTTATTTAAGTTGTATGATTGTCAGAAAGAAAAAGTAAAACATATTCTAGACAATCGTAAAGCGATTCTTATGGAAGGTCGCCAGCAGGGTAAGACAATTACTTCGGCTGCTTGTATTCTGTGGTACACACTCTTTCAAGATTCAAAAACAGTTGCTATCATGGCTAACAAAACGGCCGCAGCCCGTGAAGTTATGGCACGTTATCAAGGCATGTATGAGCATTTGCCTTTGTGGATGCAACAAGGCGTCAAGACCTGGAACAAGGGTGACGTAGAACTTGAGAACGGCTCTAAGATTTTCACCGCTGCTACAACTGCATCTGGTATTCGTGGTAAGTCTGTTAACTGGCTATACATCGATGAAGCCGCGATCATTCCAAACACCGTCGCAGAACAATTCTTTGCTTCTGTTTATCCTACGATTTCTGCCGGTCAAACAACAAAGATTCTTCTGACATCAACTCCACTTGGTTACAATCACTTCTGGAAATTCTGGAACGAGGCTGAAAAAGGCAACAACGGCTTTGTGCCCATGTTTATTCCTTATCACAGAATTCCTGGTAGAGATGAAGCATGGGCAGAAGAACAACTTCGTTTGCTCGGAGAACTGAAGTTTAACCAAGAAGTATTATGTGAGTTTCTTGGTTCAAGTAACACTCTTGTCTCAGCCAAAACTTTGGCCGCAATGAGTTCTATCGACCCTATTCACACACGAGATGGTCTGGATATTTTTGAAGAGCCTATAGATGGTCATATCTATGCTATGGGTGTAGATACGGCACGAGGTATTGGCGGTGACTATTCTGCTTTCACAGTTTTAGATGTTACAGAAGCGCCATACAGACTGGTTGTAAAATATCGTGATAATAAAATTGCACCGATGTTGTTTCCCAATATCGTAGCTAAAGTAGGTACTGACTACAATAAGGCATATATTCTTGTTGAAATCAATGATATCGGCCAACAAGTGGCAGATATTCTACACATGGAGTTAGAGTATGATAATATTCTGACTACTGTAAAAACTGCTTTAAAGCAATATCTATCGCCTGGATTTGGTACAAAGACTCAGCGCGGCGTTAGAATGACCAAACAAGTAAAGAGGCAGGGTTGTTTTGCCTTGAAGTCTCTACTTGAAGAACAAAAATTATTAGTATTTGATGCCGAAACTATTTCTGAGTTCTCTACTTTCATCGAAAAGCAGGGAAGTTGGATGGCAGATGAAGGTTATTTTGATGACCTTGTAATGAGTCTAGTTCTATTAGCTTGGATGACAAGTAATCCATACTTCAAAGATATGACGAATGTTGATATCAGAGAAAGAATGTATAAGGACCAAATGGATAGTATAGAGGATGAGCTAACTCCATTTGGGACAATAAGTAATGGGCACCAAGAAGACTATTTCGTATCAAATGGTGATCTATGGAAAGTATCTGATGAGGATGAGCCTCGACGAGAAGGTTGGCTACTGTAACTTTTACATTTTTATAAATAAAAGCATAAAACATAAAACGACAAGTTAATATTGTCAAGTTTACAACGAGGAGAAGAATATGGCTTTTCAATTATCGCCAGGTGTCCTAGTAGCAGAAAAGGATCTAACAAACGTTATTCCAGCCGTATCGACTTCGGCAGGCGCGTTTGTTGGTACCTTTAACTGGGGTCCTGTAGAAGAAATTTTTACCGTAGGTTCAGAAAATGAACTACGCAAGTATTTTGGTCTACCATTAAACACTACTGACTGGTTCACTGCTGCCAACTTCTTGGCATATGGCAACAACCTTCAGCTTGTTCGTGCTGTAGGCTCAGCCGCAGAGAATGCTACCTCTGAAGGTAGCGGTGTTTACATTCCCAATCAAGACGCTTATGAAGCCACTTATGCAAACGGTGGTACCCCGAATGGTGATGTAGCTGCTAAATACCCTGGTCTTTATGGCAATAGCCTTGAAGTTCAATATGCCGACGCAACTTCGTTCGCTGGCTGGGAATATGCTTCATTCTTTGATGGTGCCCCTGGCACAAGTGCCCAGGCCACCGCGGCTGGTTGTTCGAATGACGAACTACACATTGTAGTTATCGATACACTTGGTCTTTTTTCTGGTGCGGTCGATACAGTAGTTGAAAGATTTGCCTTTGCTTCTAAGCAGGTTGGTAACAAACTGGCTGATGGTACAAACAACTACTACAAGGAAGTTCTCAACCAACAATCACAATATGTCTGGTGGATGAATCACCCATCAGGTAGAAACTGGGGTGCTACTTCTGCAACTGCATTCGATGGTACAGAACAAGATGGTCAAACCGCTGGCCAAGACGCGCTAGTTTTGGACTTACGTGGTGGTAATGTTGCTACGCCGACAACTGGCGATCTACAAGATGCTTACAGCCTGTTTGCAAACAAAGAAATTGTTGATATTTCACTTGTCCTAACCGGTGGTCACGCGGCCGCAGTAGTAAATCACGTAATCGATAACGTAGCATTAGCTCGTTTAGATTGCGTTGTATTCCTATCACCACCCCTTGCCGCTGTATACAACAACGCTGGCAGTGAAGCTGCGGATGTAGTTGATTATCGTCAAACCGATATTAACCGTAACACTTCATACGCCGTTATGGATTCTGGCTGGAAGCGCCAGTATGACCGCTACAACGACCAATACATCAATGTTCCTTTGAACGCTGATACTGCTGGTCTTTGTGCCCGCACAGACCAGACAAACGATGCCTGGTGGTCACCTGCTGGCTTCAATCGCGGCCAACTCAAGAATGTTGTTAAGTTAGTTTGGTCTCCAAATCAGACAGAACGCGACACACTTTATAAGAATGGTGTTAACCCAGTAGCTACCTTCCCAGGTGAAGGCACTCTACTGTATGGTGATAAGACACTTCTTGCTAAGCCAAGCGCCTTCGACCGTATCAATGTTCGCCGTCTATTCATTGTTCTTGAAAAGGCTATCGCAACTGCGGCCAAGTATCAACTCTTTGAGTTCAACGATGTCTTTAGTCGCGCACAGTTCCGTTCGATGGTTGAACCATTCCTACGTGACGTTCGCGGTCGCCGTGGTATCTTTGACTTCCGCGTTGTTTGCGATGAAACAAACAACACCGGCGAAGTTATCGACCGCAACGAATTTGTTGCTGATATCTACATCAAGCCAGCACGTTCGATTAACTTCATCTATCTGAACTTTGTTGCGGTTCGTACCTCAGTATCGTTCACAGAAGTTGGCGCCTAATAACCCGACTAAATAGAAATAGGAGATTTATAAATGGATATTTCAAAATTTAAAGGGTTACTAGGGGCTGGCGGTGCTAGACCAAACCAGTTCCGTGTTATTCTGACATTCCCAGGCTACGTTTCTTCGGTGCCGGATACAGAATACTCGTTACTAGTTACTGGTGCAGCACTTCCTGCGTCAACAGTAAACCCAACAATCATTCAATACCGCGGCCGCGAAGTTAAGTTGGCAGGTGAGCGTATCTTTGATCCGTTCACAATCACAGTTGTCAACGACACTGCGATGTCACTTCGTCGTCCATTCGAAGAATGGATGAATGGTATGAATGATTTAGAAGCCAACACTGGTATTCTAAATCCAATTGACTATCAAGTTGATATGTCAGTAGAACATCTAGATCGTAATGACGATCCACTTATGACTTATGTTCTTTATAATGCTTTCCCGATTAACATGTCGGAAATTGGTTTACAGTATGGTCAGAATGACGTAATTGAAGAGTTCACCGTAACCTTTAACTACTCACATTATCTGACTGCATAATTCCATCCAACTAGGATAATTTAATGCAGATATTTGGTTATAAAATTGAAAGGTCTACGGCGTCACAAACTGAGAAATCGTTTGTGGCGCCAACGGACGATGGTGGCGTAGAAACTATCAGAGCCGGTGGCTACTATGGCACATACATCGATATCGACGGCACCGCAAATAATGAAATAGAATTAATTCGTAAGTATCGTGAGATTTCTATGATGGCAGATATCGATACTGCTATTGATGATATCGTAAACGATTCAATTGCAAATCTTGACGATGAAGCTCCAGTAAAAATTGATCTTGATGAAGTAGAATTGTCAAAGAATATTAAAAAAATGGTGCAAGATGAATTTCAACTGCTACTTAACATGTTGGACTTCAATCTGAGAGCGCAAGATTACTTTAGACACTGGTACATTGACGGAAGATTGTTCTTCCATAAAGTTGTTGATACTGCAAATCTAAAGAAGGGTCTAGCAGACATTCGCTATATTGACCCAAGAAAAATTAAGAAGATGAGAGAGATCCTAAAAGAAAAGGATACAAAAACGGGTGTAGAGTTCATTAAAGAGATTAAAGAATATTTTATCTACAATGAACGCGGTCTAGTTCCAAACAAAACTTTCACGCCAGCTGCCTCTATCTCTTCTACCGCCGGTGCCACCATGCGCATCGAAAAAGATTCTATCTGCTTTGTTCCTTCTGGCTTGAAGGACATGGACAGAAACATGCCGTTATCTTTTTTGCACAAGGCTATTCGCCCAGCAAATCAGTTGCGTATGATGGAAAATGCCGCAGTCATCTATCGTATCACGAGAGCTCCAGAGCGCCGCGTATTCTACGTTGACGTTGGCAATCTTCCAAAGATTAAAGCCGAACAGTATCTCAAGGGTATCATGAACCAGTATCGTAACAAGGTTGTTTACGATTCTCAGACTGGTGAAATCCGTGACGATAAAAAGTTTATGTCAATGCTTGAAGATTTCTGGTTGCCTCGCCGCGAAGGTGGCAGAGGAACACAGATTGAAACTCTACCAGGTGGTCAAGGTCTAGGCGAAATGGGAGACATTGAATACTTCCAGCGCAAACTATATCAAGCGTTGAACGTTCCGATGTCAAGACTTGAACAGCAAACTGGCCTGAACTTTGGTCGTGCTGCCGAAATCAATAGAGACGAATGGAAGTTTACGAAGTTTATTTCTAAACTGCGCCGTCGTTTCACACTTCTATTTGATGATCTACTAAAGACACAACTTATTCTCAAAGGTATCATTACCGAAGCCGATTGGGAAAAGATGAGATATGATATCAAGTATGTTTTTGCAACAGATGCTTTCTATACAGAATCCAAAGAACAACAAATTCTACAATCTAGAGTTGAAATTCTTCAAGGTGTTGCACCGTTTATCGGCACAATGTATAGTAAAGAATATGTTCAAGATAAAATTCTTAAATTGTCAGACGACGAAATTGAAGAGATTAAGAAGCAAAATGATGCAAGTCCTCCTGAAGTTTCGCCGCCCGACTATTCACCACTAGAAGGCGAACCTCCAGCAGAGGTTCAACAGCAAAATCAAGGACAAGATGATGGACAACAGTAACATTAGTGACTTAATAAATAACATTGAAAGCGGCACCTTTGCAGATGCTGAACAAGTTTTTAATGATATTATGGACCTTAAAGCAGGCGAACAGTT